AACCGACGTGAACACTCCGTAAACAAAAGACCCAGCCGCAAACGTGACTGCGGTTGGGAAGCTTGTGATGTTGCTAGTCACAGCGCTGAACACAGTGTCAGTCACGCACTGTATCACGTTCCAGTTTCCAGTGTGCGCCGAGGTGTCAGCGTAATAAACCCCGCCGTATTCACCGCTCTGTTGAACTGTGGAATTTCTCATGCGTAACTTTTGGAAAACCGCTTTGAACCGCTGAACCCAACCTGCAAACGAGTGCCACCGCATTTGACGCGCAAGGATTCGTTGTCGCGTTCCATCTCGTTTAGAAACTGCTTATCTTTCCAGCACTCGTATCCGTATTTCTGACCCCACAAATGATACAGGTCGGCATCCACGCGCATTCGCAAGCGACCAATGCCTTCGATGGATTTGCGCGGAATGTTGTGTGATGCAGCGGCGATGCGCTTTTGATTCACGGCTCCGTTGACCAAGCTCATCAAGGCCCCGGTTCGCATCTCGTCAAACAACGCTTGCCGTTGTCCCCCGGGAAGGCAGTCGAAACTGGCCGCAATCGCGCTAGAAAGTAGATCAGACATTTGAATCCCAGAGGAGCCTAGGAAGTGTTGCCTCCTAGGCCCCAATCAACTTCGCACCGTTTACGATGCACCGTTGAACATCCCGAACCCAACCGGATTCTTCACCACCAAACCCGCCATGAGTTGCACCAACCGAGCAGGACCACCACCGGCATCAGGAAGCACCTGAACCTCGGGAAGCTTGCAATATCGCATTTCGCAATACTCCATCGGAATCACATACCCCTTGTAAGCCAACGCGGTCAGCGCTGCCGAGTTCTTGCCGCCAATGAACGTCGATGGGTGCAGGATCATCGTTCCGAAGTCGCCTTGGAAGATGTCAACACTCGCCTTGTAGGTCGAATCAACCTCCATGTTGAACGTCCTCACCGTAGTCGCGGCAACGTTGTTGGTGTTGTTGCCGGTGCCGCTCAGCGCCCCAACGGTTAGGTTGGTGAACGCTCGCTTCAGAGTAGTTCCGACGATGGTGTCGTAGTCGCGGATGCGACCAGTGCCGCCGTAGATGGCCGTCAACACCGCTTGAATTGCGGTCTCGGTCATTGCGCCGGAGGTCGTGGTTGTGACGGCCCCAGAACTCGGAGCAAATGTAGAAGTAGGAACGCCTACGTCACCAGCGCTGCCGGTTGTGGTCAACCACGTGCCAAGAGAACTTGTTTGGTAGGCGTTGGTCCCGTCGTCCGCAAGCGCAGTCTGGTTGGTGCAAGTAAACGTTGCTTCCAAATCACGTTTGATCTCGATCAACTTTTTGCTGACGCCGTTGGCAACTTCATCGCTCACGCCAGCGACGTTTTGCGCCTCGGCAATGAAACCGACCCGCAAATCACGCCGGAATACTTGAGCGTAGTTGTAAAGGCGCGTCCGATTCGGCACCGGGTTTGCAGCGCTGGAAACCGTAACGTCGGTTCCGTCAACCACGCCGCCCATCTGCGGGGATGCGTAATTGTCAACCTGCCAACTGAACAGCGGGTTTCCAAGGTCTTTACCCTTGGGAATCATTGACGTGAAAGGGGTGGATTTTGCGTCAGCGATGGCGATATAGTCCGCCAACTCCTCGCGACGCCCAACCTGATTTGAAACTACTTCTGGCATAACGTTTGACCTTTACACTAGTCCTTTTGCGACTAGCAGTTTTGTTAAATCTCGCTCGTTCCCAGACTGTGTATAACGCTTTGAAGCAACTTCGGCTTGAGCCTTAGACTTGTCGATCCTGGCCGGGCCAGATGACGGAATTCCTGGTTGCCTCTGAACTGGTTTTGGTGTCGGCTTTGGTGTCTGTTTCTGCGCTGCCTTTGTGCGCTCTAGCCGTAACCTTCGACCTTCCAAAAAGTCACCGATTAATACGTCATGCTCTGGCAAGCTTGTGATCTGCGGCAACATCCGCTTGACCTGCTCAGCCTCGGCGCTCAATGGGTTGTTGCGATCCTTGATCCACGGGTAAATCTTCTCGGCTTGTGGCCTGATCTGTTGATACGTGTTCAAGTATTGCAACCGCCTAGGGTAGTGAACTTCGATAACATCCTCGACCTTGCGCTTGATTCCCAAGACTTCCTCTTTTGAAATCTCTTTTTCGTTGATGATAGCCCCTTCCTGATTGTCCTCGCACCAGCGCCTTATGTCTCGCGCTTTCACGTATTCATCATGAAGCTTCGAAGCGTCCCACACATTTCCAAGCGGACCCATATCTTGCGCCGGTTGCGTATTCACAACCTTTTCAAGTTCGGTCAACTTGGTGCGTGCTTCACTCAACTCTCGCTCTAAAGCGTCCGCTTTTTCTTTGGCTTCCTTGCGTTCGTTGGCGAGCTTTTCAATTCTCGCTTTGGTTCGCTCGGAATACCGTTTTGCGTCCGCTTCTTCGCTGTTGTCGTCAACGGTCTCTAGCGCAGTGTCATCGGAGCTTTCGGCCTCCAACTCCTGCCCGTCGCTTGCGTTTTCTTCAGTCTGCGAAAGAACCTCATCAAGCTCATCGGCTTGATCATCAGGCTTGTCCGTGTCCTGATCCACGTCGGGTTTTTGCTTGGCCTTTTCATCAGCTTCGCTCGGCACCGGAAGGCGCGTGTCAATGTCGTTCTGCCCAGCGTATTGCGTTTGCAACACACGCGCTAAATCCAGTTCATTGAACGTTAACGGATTGAGCGGCTTTTGAGCTTTCTGCGGGGTGTGCGCTTCTGTTTTTTGGGAGGATAGCGACGCCTCCTTTATATCAATTGGCATCTGAGTTGTTGGGAAATTACGCGGTCCCTACTCCGTCGATAGATGCTCATTACTCCTCTGCTATCTACATGTCAAGAGCGGATCTCTTTGATTGTAGATAGCACCGACGCAATACCGTATGCCATACCTGACGCGTAGTGCCTTTCGTCGCTCGACAACCCCATTCCAATTGCCTGATCTGACGCCTGCTCTTTGGCCTGTTTCAATACCTCTTGAATAGCAATCAGCAGCGGGTTTTCACTAGATACACCTCGCAACGCCAGCCTAATATCTTCGTCGCTCATAGCTTTACTGGTTGGGAGTTACGCCAAGCCTTCCGGTCACTGCGTTTGCCTGTTGAGTGACTGAAAATTGCAGGTTTTCCACGTATTTCTTGAGGTTTTCCTGGAATAGCTGGTCACTAGCAATCTGCTGTTGATACTTTGGATTACTCTGAACAATCTGCATCACAAATTGCAACCGCATTGCAGCCGTAGGATCGTTTTCGCGTAGCTTCGGCGGGTTCCCAAGGCTGATCAGTCCAACCTCGTCGTTCGTCTCGTCGAACATTTTCTGAGCGGCTGGCCCCTTGTCTATAACCAACTCGTCAGCAAGCGTCGGATCAATAGCGCGTAGCACTAAACCAATCAGCTTCGCCCGATCCACAACCCCGGCTGAATCCATCGGCAACACCAATCCGCTGATTGCCTTCAATTTCTCCGTCATCAAGTCGGTGTGTAGTTCGCGGATGTCGAACTTCAGCGTGATGTCATACTTTTCGGAGTCATAGTTCAACACGCTTTCGCGGCCTGTGATCCGCTGAACTTGTTCTGGTTCCATATACTGAATTTGAAGCGCTAGCACCTGCTTGAACGCCTCTGTCCATCCATGCAACCAGTTGTTTACAATGCGTTGCTGCCGCATTTGCGCCACAACCGGAGGCACTTTCTCAGTGCTCCTCCCAAAGTATCGGTCCACCTCTCCCTTGATCAACTCAAGCAGCGCAAACGCCGTTGAAGGCTCGCGCTCCGGTGGTGACATGAACTTGATTTCACCGCTTCGAAGAACCGGAATCTGGACCGCAGGACCAATCCGCAAGTTCCCAGCTCGATTCTTCGGCACCTCGATAGGAGGAACTGTAGTGAGCGACGTGTAATCCGTAATCGAGTCATGTTGCACCTTGGCCTCAACCTGCCACGACGCGCAAATTTCCGGTGCCCCTCGGCTTTCAATGATCTTTCGATTGATGAACTCCGTTCGCCACACGACAAACGGATATTCGCCATGCCCATACTCCATCAGCTCAAACTTGCCCCACCCATTCTCGACCTGTGGACAAAAAACCGTACACCAAACCCCAGGCACCCCGTCGTCATCCACTGCCTTCTGATACGCGTAAACGATCTCAATCAGGTTTTGCTTGTTCTGTAGCGCGTTGACAGCAAGCCCTGGCAACTGGTTCGGCTGCACCCAGTTAGAAAACTTACCGGCCTGTTGAATCGCAAGCTGTGCCCACTCCTCGTCCCACTCATCCGTTTCCACCTTTTGCAGCAACTCAATTTCAGTCATGTAGCACCGCCGAAACACCACACGAGCGCTTTGAATGTGCGTCGTTTCAGGCGGAAAAACCAACTCATCCATGGGGCACAACGCCGCAATCACGGGTTGATTCTTGACCACTGTAGGAACTGGAAACTCGCACTCACCATACTCCCGCAACTCTCGCACGGCTTTCTTTGCCCTGCTCTTTTTCAGATGCGGGAACGCCGACAACATCAACTCCGCAACTTGATCCTCGGCTTCTGGATTAACTATCAGCGCCGGAAGTTCGCTTGTGATCGTTCCAGGCTGCGCCTCGGTCGCCATGGCAACGATCTGGTCCATCGTGAGTTCCTGCTCCTTTTGCCCTAACTCCTGGTTCCAGCTTATATGCGCTCCAGCCCATCCATACGTCCAGATATACTGCGCCAACAGCTCGCTCTCACGGGTCAACTCGTTGAACAACTGCGTGTTCATGGTCCAATCCATGAGCATATTGGCCTGTGCCGCAGCCGACAAATCATCCGCTGCAACTGCACTCACTTTTAGCATCGACCTCCAAAACGCCGTCGTAGTCAGATCCACGATAGAGTTGACCACCTCATCAGCCATCGGAATTCTGCAATCTGCCGCGCCGTCCCACGGGAATGCTTGCTTGCCTATGTTTGCTGTATATTTGCGTGCATCATCACTTTGTCCAGCCCATCGGCAGTATCTAACTTGGTCGGCTTTCTCGCTCCTTGTGCTCCCGGCGAA